ATTTGTTTAAAAGCGAAAATATGACTTAAAGTGATAGCTTTGTGAGGATTAGGGATATCATGAAAAAGAGATAAATCAAATGTATCTAATTCATCTCTAATTAAAAGACAAAAACTATTTTGTCTTTTTTTTATTTATTATTTAAGGATTTGATAAATAATAATCTACATCAGTTTTAGTTGGATTTTCAGAAGACTTATTATCTTCTACATCATATAACTTTTGTGGATTAACAGTAGTATCTATCAAACTTTTATTACCTTCACTATGATAAAATGTACTTTCAATATTATAAAGTATTTTAAAAGTTGGACATTCTATGATAGATGGTTTATATAAATAGTTGTAACATTCCGAATATTTATTGTTAATAACTGATGACATTTATTATTATAAATGAATACAATAAATAATCAGTTTTTAATTATTTTTTATATTTATAACACAAATATTAATAATATTTCTATAAATTTGTAATTATAATTAAATATAGCTTAAAATAAGTTAAACAATTCAATATTATATATAAAGTAAGAATTATGAATATTACACCGACCGAAAAGAAATATAAGTATAAAAAATGTTATAAATATAATAAATGATAAAATTTTATAAATTTGCTAATGAAGAAGATATAATAACATATAAAGATAAATTAGTTTTTTCAAAAGAAACAGGTTTAAGTAAAACTACTTCTCTATTAAAAAATGAATATGAAATAATAAACTTAAAAAACCATACTAATATAGATTGTGTAAATAATACAGATATAACAAATATTGAGTTACTTGATATTATAAAAAAATTTGATATAAAAGGTAAAATAATTTTAATACAAAATGATTATAAAAATTCAAAAAAAATACCATTGGTAGATCAATGTTTTCAACAAGATGATATAATATTAACAGATACTGCTGGATTAGATCATATTATGAATATGAATTATATAAATACAGATACTGGTGCGGGCGCATTATCTGAAAAAATATATATTAAAATTAGTAGCCATAATACTATAAAAAATACAATAAAAGATGATGATATATTTAAAGATTTTAAAGATAAAAAATTTGATATAAAATTATTTGATACATATTATGATAAATATTTAACGTATAATAATAAATCATTACAACAATATGCTGTATTTAAATCATATAAAAATTCTACTGATAATATAATATTAAATATTATACATTCTATAGGCCCAATATTTGATAATAGATCTAATATTGGTAAAACCTCTATAAATGAAATAAAAAATTTACAAGATATAAATAAAACTAAAAATATATATAAATTATTTTATGCGGTTTATAGAAGTATATATGTAGTATTTAATAAAGAATATAAAAAAAATAATAAATTAAAATTATACATGGTTCCTTATTCAATTGGATTATTTTCTGGAGACGATCCTAAAAATAAAAGTATTATATTATATACTATTTTTAAAGTATTAGTAGATTTATATGATGAAGAATTTCATGATAAAGGTTTTATTCCTTATTTATTTATAGAACCTGATTATAAGAATTTAATACATAAAATTATTATAAATCCTAAAATAGAAGAGTAACTAAATATTTAATGAAAAAAGAATGTGGACCAGATAAAATATTAAATAAAGAAACAAATCGATGTGTATTAAAAACAGGAAAAATAGGAAAAAAAATATTAGGAATAAAAGAAAAAGAATGTGGACCAGAAAAAATATTAAATAAAGAAACAAATCGCTGTGTATCAAAAACAGGAAAAATTGGAAAGAAAATATTAGAAAAAAAATCACCAAAAATATCACCAATATTATCATCTAATTCAAGTTTTAATATAAATATAAAGAATGAAAATGCTAGTTGTTATTTAGATAGTTTATTAGTAGCATTATTTCATTTTAAAAATAAAGATATATATAATATGTTTTTTAAAACTACTCCTAATTATTTTAATAATAATAATTTAAAAAAAACAGGAGAAACTATTCAAAATGAATTAAAAAATATATATAATTATATACGATATGATAAAGATGCTACTACTAAATATTGTTCATTATTTAGACAATTATTAGAAAAATATTATAATACACTTATATCATTAGATAAAACAAAACAGATTTTTTTTACACCATCAAAAAATTCTAAAAGTGATTCTTCAAAAATATCAGAAGAAAAAGATAATTGGTTAAATAAACAAATAGATGTATTAGAATTATTATCATTTTTAGGATTAATATTTAATTTTAGTAATGCTATAACATATAATAAGATATTAGAAGGATCAAATTTATATTATTCTAATTTTATTTTACAATTATCATTATCTGATTATTTAAATAAAAAAACAATAGATCTTAATAATTATTATCCTATTAAAAAAGAAAAATATGAATTTGATAATGACAATTTATTTATAACTTCTAATGGTAAAAAAATTAAATATTATGAAAAAATAACTGAAGTTTTAAAATCATCTTCATTTATATTTATAGCATTATATAGAAATGATGTACAAGGAAATAAATTATATACCAAAATAGAATTTCCTATGAAAATAAAATTAAAAGAAAATTCACAAGATTTATATATAAAATCATTAATAATTCATAAAGGTAGTAGTAAATTTGGACATTATACAGCATTATTATATAAAAATGATGAATGGTATGAATATGACGATATGAGTGGTGTTAAAAAAATTAATCTTAATAAAAAAGAATGGTCAGAATATAAAAAAAATATAGTAGGATTGGTATATTCATATTAATTATAATTTATATAATAGAATGATAAGAATAAAAAAACAAAAAGGTGGTACTTTAGATGAAACACGGTGTGGTAAAAGAGATGATTCTAAGCATGATAAAAATCTAAGAGAATTATTTAATAAAATAAGAAAGAAATGGATTGAGAATAAAAAAAAAAGTGTATCATGGATATCTAATAATGATGGATTATTCTTAAATCCTGAAAAAGAATATAATGAAGTTTATGAAAAATCTAATGATCCAAAATGTACAGATTTAGATAATCATATTCATTTGTATAATATAGAAGAAAAATTAAAAGATAAAAAATATAATTTAAAATTATTTTTGTCAATAAAAATTAATGGTATTCATATAAATCCTATTAGTAAAAAAACATATAAAAAATCAGATAGTAATCAAAATTTTATAATAGAATATAATATATTATTATGTGATGATAAACAATCATTTAATATTGATAATATAGGAAAAATAATATGTGATGAATTATTAAAAAATTATAATTTAGCAAAAGAGCTAAAATAATAATATTATAATTAATATAGAATATGTTTTTAAAAAAAAATTAAATAAAGGAGGTGGTTTAAACAATTGTGGAATAGCATCACATGATTTATTTGAATCTAGATTATTTATACCAATATTAGAAGAATGGTATAGAGTTACTAATAAAAGTATATCATGGGTAGATACCCAAAAAGGATATTTTTTAAATCCCACAATAAATTATGATCCTACTTATAATGGTACAAATGATATAAAATGTACACATTTTACAACACATATTCATTTAATTAGATGTTCATATGGAATTAATTCTAAAGAAAAGAAAGGATATATAGTAATACATTATACTGTAAAAATTAGAAATTACAATATTACAAATAATGATCATAAAGATAGATTTATAATATTACCTAATATGTTTACTTCATCAACTAAAAAGACTGCTTATAAAGATCATTATATAATTTTTAATTTTGATTTACCATCAATAAATTTATCAAAAAAACAAAGTGAAATTTTTATATATGATAAATATTTAAGTTATGCTAATGCTATTGTATTAGAATTACAAAAAGATTTTAATGAATGTAATGATACATATAAACATCATATAAAAATGAATGGTCCTATACCAAAAATTTCTATAATAAAAAGAGAATCTCCTCATAGTATAAGAAATAAAAAAATAAGTTCAAAAGAACAATCTAGTAGAAGTAGATATAAATAAAAATTTAATAAAAAACCAGAAGATTATATAAAAGAATTATTTTATTAACTTCATAATATTATAAAAATCAAAAAAAAGTATTAATGATATAATAACAAAATTATATGAATTTAATAATAAAATAGATAAACCATTAACAAGAAAAACTAAAATAATTACTATGATTATTTTTTTATTTAAATAATAAAATGAATTTATTTTTTAAATATTTAATGTTGTAAAAAAATGATTTTAATATTATTAATTTTGAATAATATAAAATGGATAATATTGTAGATATAGAAGATATAGCAATTAAAAATGAATTTATAAAAAATAAGGATAATTTTAATACAACTGAATTTATAAATATAATTAAAACAAAATATAAATATAATTGTAAAAAAATAGATCTTATTAAAATTTATAATGAATTAAAATTAGATGATATTGATTTAAAGAAAAAAATTATAAAAAAAATTCAAAAATCACAATCAGGAATCATTAGTATTACAGTATTAACATCAGGTACGCCTGAATATACAAATAAAGATGGTGTAAGAGTAAAAGGTACATTTAGTTGTCTACATAATTGTTCATTTTGTCCAAATGAAAAACCTTCTGCTGATAATAACTGGACACAACAACCAAAAAGTTATTTATATACAGAACCGGCTGTATTAAGAGCAAATCATAATAATTTTGATCCAATACTACAGATGAATTCTCGTATAGCATCATTATTAAAAATGGGTCATAATGTAGATAAAATAGAATTATTGGTATTAGGTGGAACTTGGAGTGAATATCCTAAAGAATATCAAGAAGAATTTATTACATCATTATATTATGCTGCGAATATTTATTATGATATTGAAAAAAGAGCTATAAAAAGTTTAGAAGAGGAAATAACAGAGAATGAGAATGCTATAATTCATATAATTGGTCTTACTTTAGAAATGAGAAGTGATAGTATAAGTATGAATGAAATTAAAAGATTAAGAAGATTTAATTGTACAAGAGTTCAATTAGGAGTTCAACATACAGATAATGAGATATTAAGATTAAATAATAGGGGTGAAACTATAGAAAAAACTATAAAAGCTATTAAATTATTAAAAAATAATTGTTATAAGATTGATGTTCATTTAATGTTAAATTTATATGGAAGTTCGCCAGAAAAAGATAGAGAAATGTTAAATAATATATTAGAATTAGAAGAATTACAAATAGATCAATTAAAAATATATCCTTGTGCTATAGTACCATTTACTAAAATAAAAGAATTATATGAAGAAGGAATATATAAACCATATGATGATAATTATTTATTTGAAATAATTAAAGAATTTAAAATAAAAATTAAAAAATATATTAGAATTAATAGAATTATTAGAGATATATCAGGTCATTATATTATAGCTGGATATAAAAAACAATTTACAAATATGAGACAACTTTTAAAAGAAGATATGATTAAAAATAATTGGAATTGTAATTGTATTAGATGTAGAGAAATAAAAAATAATAATATTAATCACGATAATACAGTATTTGAAATAATTACATATAATGCGAGTGGAGGATTAGAATATTTTATATCATTAATTAATGATAAATATTTAATAGGATTTATTAGATTACGTATTTCATTAAATTCAGATTATTCTAAAATTCTTGATATATTACATGATTGTGCCTTAATAAGAGAATTACATGTATATTCAAATATATCAATAGTAGGTTCTTCAAATATGGATTCATGTCAACATAAAGGATATGGAAAAAAACTATTAGAAAAAGCAGAAGAGATAGCATTAGAACATAAATTTAAAAAAATTGCTGTAATATCTGGAACAGGAGTTAGAAATTATTATAGAAAATTTAATTATGAATTAATAGATACATTTATGATTAAAAATTTATAATTATGAGTACTATTAAAGGAATACAACCAAATAAACTAGAATTTAGAATATAACTACTTTTTTTTATTTTAAATATAAAGATATAACATACATATTAGAAAGTTTTAAATAATTATATATAATAGATAATATGGATAAATATCATAAAAATTTTAAATTTAAGAATACAGAAGATTTAGAAAATTTTAAAATTGCTTATTTAGAACAATTAGAAAAAGAAGGTTATACAAAAGAAAGAGCAAATATAATATTAGAAAGAGTAATTAACCATTATATAAAAAAAGATAAGATAATATATTTTAAAATAGATGAAGAAAAAGTAGGTAAAAATTCATTATTAAAAAAATTAATAGAAACATTAAAAGTATTATCAGAATTGTTAATGAAAAATAGAAATATAATAACAGATTTAAGTTATAAAACAAATGTATTATATAATCATAATAAAGATTTATTTGAATATTATGATTCAGTTAAAGATAATATTTTAAGTTTTAAAATATTAGAAGATTTTAAAAAATTAATAAATATTGTTTATAATGAAAATATAATATTAATAAAAATAAATAAAAGTAAAAAAATTAAAGATTTTATTGATGGTATAGAAGATTATAAAAATTTAATTAAATATTTAGTAATAATAGAAAATATTTATAATAATATATTTAAATTTATTAATAAAACAAAATTTCAAAAAGATTATTCATTATCTCCAATAAATGATAATATAGATGATATGGTATTAAGTAATAGTGATAATGTTAATAGTGGTATAATGAGAAATCATAGATTAGTTATTGATAAAAATAATAAATTAAAAGCATTATTAGATTTATTTAATAAAAATGATGTAATAATAAATAGAATAAAAAGAACTTTAAATTTGTTATATAATTTAATTTTAAGAAATATAAATATATTTTATGAATATTCAACAAATGATGAAGAAACTGAATATACTGAATTAACTGTAGAAACTTTAAATAAATTATTTGAAGATTTAAATAACTATATAATGACATTTAAATCTGGTGAAATAACATCAAAAAAATTAAAACAATTATATCAATTATTAAATAAATTTGATAATAGAATTAATGAAACAAGTATAGAAGATATAAATATAACACTAATGTTTGATTTAAAAATAGGTGATTTTAATAAAGGATACAAAGATTATAAAAATTATACAAGATATATATATATATTACATACAATACTACTTAATATAAAATCAAATTTAATATTTATAAATGATGAAAGTAAGTTACATACAATAACTTCAGCAAAATCATCAAATAGAAGTTATAAATCAGAATATAAAGAAGATTCAAATATATATATAGAAGATGATTTAGATGAATATATGTATCAAGATGAAGATGAAAATATAGAAGGTAAATTTAATGAATATATAATTAGACATAATTTATTTAAAAGGTTAAAGGATGAACCAGAAGAAGCAATTAAAAGTAAGAGTAAAAGTCCAGAAGATATAACATCAATAGTAGGTACTTTTAAAAAATGATATTAGTTATAAGAATAATTTAAATAAAAAAAATAATAATTAATGAAAAAAATAATTATATTAGTATCATCAGCTTTTTTATTAACAATTATTTATAAAAAAATATTTTATCCATATTTATTATTTATTTTATCATCAGAAACACAAAATTTTATATTAATAGTATTATCATTATTATTTAATATAAATAATAAAATATTATTAGAGGATATAAAAACAAAAACAAATGATAATATGATAGAATATAAATATTTAAAATTAATATGTAATGAAATATCATATATTTATAAAAAAATAGAAATAATAGATAAAAAAACAAATAAAATTAATAAATCATGTAATGATTTATATTTATTAGAATAATTAAATTTATATAAAGTTATAATAACATAAAAAAATATGGATTTTATAAGCAGAGAAAAAATTCAAAAAGAAACAGATGTATTTATAGGAACACCAGATTGTTTAAATGAAAATCTTTCAATTACAATAAATCATCCTAAAGCAATAAATATATATAATTTAAATTCTGAATATGACAATCCATTATATGTATATACATATGGTGAGAATTTAGTATTATTTAAAGATAAAATAGATTTATTAAAAAATAGATTTATATTAATATCAAATAATGATGATACAAATATATATGATAATGAATTATATAGATATATAGCAAATCATCCTAAAATAATAAAATGGTATTCACAGAATGTTATATTAGATCATCCAAAATTAGAAATGATTCCAATAGGTTTAGCAAATAGTAAATGGAAACATGGAAATTTAGAAAATATTAATAAGGCATATTTAGATTTAAAAGCAAATAATATACAAAAAATAAATAAAATATATTTTTATTTTACAATAGAAACAAATAAAGAAAAAAGATTAGATTGTTATTTAAAATTAAAAGATGTATTGGAGATATCTGAAAAGAAAAAAGAAGAAGATTATTTTAATTATTTAGCAACATTTAAATTTGGCATTTGTCCAGAAGGAAATGGTATAGATAGTCATAGATTATGGGAATGTTTTTATTTAAAAGTAATACCGATAGTATTAAATAATCCTTTTATAGAAAAAGTAAAAAATAAATATAATTTGCCAATGATTATATTAAATGACTGGAATGAATTAAAAGATATAAAATTAGAATATAATGATTTTGATAATTCGATATTAGATTTTCAAAAATTAAAAAAAGAAATTTTTATATAAAAGAATTTTATTATTTTTATAATAAATGAATATAATATATTCTTTTATAGGAATTTTACCTGAATATATATTATATACAGTATATCAATCAAGATTATATTTTAATGGAAATATTTATTTAATAACAGATGATTTAAATTCTGAATATATAAAAATATTAGTAGAAAAATATAATGTAATAATAATAGATTATAATAATGTTAAAGATGAAGAATTTATAACTGCTTTTAATAATTATAAAATAAATTGGGAAGCACCTTATTTAGAACATTTAAAAAATAGAGAATTTTTATTTATAAGATCATATGAAAGACTATTTTTAGTTAATAATTTAATAAAAATGTTAAATTTAGAAAATGTATTAACATTAGAAATAGATAATTTGATATATAGTAATCCAGAATTATTAATTGAAAATTTCAAAGAAACAGGAGATTTAACAGCAATGGCATCATTTGATTTACATTATTGTATTGGATATATGTATATTAAAAATAATATAGATAATCTTATTAAATTTATGTTAGACTTTATAATTGATCCAGAAAATATTTATAGAACACAATATGGTAAAATTACTGAAATGAAAGCATTAAATGCTTATCATATAAAATATAAATTAGGAATATTGCCAGTGTATTATAATAATGGAATTATAAATAATGAATGTTATGAAAATTATGATAAATTTAATAATACAATATTTGATGGATTAGGTCATGGTGTAAATTTATTAGGAAGAGATAAAATTCATACTAATCCAATGGATTTTTTATATATAAAAGAAAATGATGAAAATAATATATATAAATGGGAAATAGATATAGATGGTAATAATAAACCATATTTATTTAATAAATCTGAAAATAACTGGTTATTAATACATAATCTTCATGTTCATTCTAAAGAATTAGAAAAAGGCTTATCAAAACCATATAAATATGAATAATAATTTATTACTATTATGTAAAACCGAAATAGAAAATAAAAAAAATATTTGAAACAAATAATTTATGTATAATATGTTAAATTATAGTAGATATAAAATTTAACATATCATTCCATGTATATATTTTTATTATAGACATTTTATAATATAAATAATTATAGTCATCAAAATAATCTAAACTAATATTGGATGAATTTAGATTAAGTTTATTTAAAATATCAATAATAGATTTTTTATTTAATTTTATTTTTTCAAATTTATTTAAATCATCATTGTTAATAAATTTAGATGTAAATGTGAGAATATCAATACATACATTCCATTGTGTTCCTTTATTAGTGATAATATAATAACTATTATTTGATAGATTATTGTATAGATAACTTTCCATTTTTGTGGTTAAAAATCTATAATAAGTAATTAAATCATTTTTTATTATATATATAAAGATTATATTTCATATTTATATAAAAAATGGATGAACTTACATATAAAAAAATAAAAAATTATCTAAGAAAAGCGAGTAGTAATAATAATGATAATACTATAAAAATACAATTATTAGGTTTATATTATAGTATATTAAATGGTATTCCTATAAATAAGAAAATAGAAATAGATAGTGATGAATATAAAGATATGATAAATAAATTTCCTGATTATTTTAAAGATGTATCTAGAGATAAAATAATAGAAATTTTTAATAAAGAAGTAAGTCCAAAAAAACCATTACAAATAGAAAATGATGATTATATGTATGATATTAGTGCTAAAAAATATTTAGAAATATGTCCAAATACATTTAGACCTTATTATAAAGATGATTGGAAACTTAGAGCAACTAATACAAATAATTTAGATGTATCAAAACAATATTCATTTTTTGCGGATTATTTACGTTATTTTTTAAAATATAATAAATTTCCAACTTTTACTGAATTTATAAATTATGTTTATAACCGTTATAATAAACCAGTTCATAAAGATATTTTAACAGTATATACAAATATTTATGATTCATATGTAGAAGTAATTTCATATACTAAATATAGTAATGAAGAAATTAGAAGAAGAATAATTATAAGTACACCAATTAAGAATCGTTTGATGCTCCAAGCTGTAAATACTGATAAATAAAATTAAATATTATATTATATATATCATTATTATTAATAAGTATAATATCAAACTTATTTAATAAAATATTTATAAATTCATTATTATAATTATCTATATCTAATAATATTAAATTTTTATCTTTATTATTATATGAATATAATAAATTTAAATTTAATAAATTATAAATATTAAAATTATCTATATCATCAATATTATTAAAAAGTTGTTCTTTTATTTCATAATTTATTGTAAATTTTTTATCAGTAAAAAATGATGGTAATTTTTCATTTTTATCATTATTAAATATATACTTAATATATATATTTAATAAATCATTATCATTAATTATAGCTAAATTTAATAATAATAATAATATATTAATATATCCAATATTTATTTTATTAAAAAAAAATGTAAGTAAATAATTATATAATAGGTTACTATCTTTAAATTTTTTATTTGATATAGTTGTTAGTTTATCTTTCTTTTTATATAATATTTCTGCTAAAAATAAAATAAGACTATTTATAAAAAAATAATGGGTATTAATATCACTTTTATTATCATAATAAAAATCAATAATATTATTATTAATATTATTATAAATATTTAAAATAGTAATTGTAAGTATATAGTCATTGTTATATATTATAGTATCAGGATTTATATATTTAGTAGTTATATAATTTATTAATCTAAAATCTCCAGAATTATTTAAATCTATATCTTCAATATAAGATTCATATATTAATTTAATAGTATCATCATTAAGTAATTTATTAATTATTGTATAATCATATTGTATATTAGTACTTTCTGTCATTATAGTTAATAAATAAATATATTTTTTATTTTAATAATATTAGATACATTATAAATTTATGAATAATAAGGAATTTGATATAATAGATGGAAAAAAATATAAAAAATGTAATGATAATCAAATAAGAAATATTTTAACAAAACGTTGCGTATTAAAAGATGGAAAAATAGGAAAAATTTTAAAATTAGATAAAAAAGAAATAAGTATAAAAAAGAATGATGATATTAATAATGATATATGTATAAAATGGTTAATGAATAAAACAAAAAATCCTATAACAGGAAGAACAATAACAGAAAAAGGTGCTATATATAAAAAATATTTTAAAAATTGTAATATATTGAATGAAAAAGCAATAAAAATACAAAACTTTTTTTTAAAAAAATTTAAAAGATTAGTAAAAAAAGAAAAGGAAACTCCGGTTAAAAAGGAAACTCCAGTTAAAAAGGAAACTCCAGTTAAAAAGGAAACTCCAGTTAAAAAGGAAAAAAAACAAGAAAAGGGTTCAAAAAAAGAATTTATAAATAAAAATTCATGTATTGAAAAAATTAATGATGAATTGATTATAGATAATAAAATTAAATTAATAAAACATTTTGGAACACCTAGTACATTTGGTATAAATTATATTTGTAGTTTTATTAATGATGATAAATTTAAATTTTCAGGAAAAATACAAATAAATTCTGGAATGGCAAAAACAGAATTAGTAATTTTAGAAGAATTATATAAAATACGTTTAGAAACAAATAATTTACATATTCCAATTATATATGGAAATGTATCATGTCCTGTTTCTAAAATAAATAATAGAGAAGATCTTCCAGGATTCTTAAAAAATCCAAAAAAAGTAGGATATTTAATAATATTTAATGAATTATTATGTGGTGATTTAAAGAATTATTTATATAATATAGCTTTGGATAATTATGATTTATGGTTAAATGCTATTGAACAAATATATATGTGTTTAGCATCATTACATTCAGTAGGATTTATTCATAATGATAGTCATTATGGTAATTTTTTATATAAAAAAATAAATCCAGGAGGATATTTTCATTATAATATAAATGGAAAAGATTATTATATTCCTAATTTAGGTTATATATGGGTAATATGGGATTTTGGTGTATGTGGACCAATATTTAGATATTATGATTATATTAGAGATTATAATTTTTTAAATTTATTTTTAAGATATGATAATCCTGCTATGATAACAAAATCATTTAAAATTAAATTTCCATTAGATGGTCCAAATAATCCTCATCGTAATTATGGTTATATAGATAAATCTAAATTAGTTATTCCAAAAAAAATAGAATCATTAGTTGAAAAATTATGGGCATATACAGGTGTAGATAATGAATTATTTGTTATTGAGTTAGAAAAAACCAAACAATCAGAAGATATATGGTTTGAATTTTTAGTAAAAAATAAGTTATTATTTAATCATAATATAACTGATGAAGAATTATTAAATTCAACAACTATTAATTTTCAAACAGTAGGAAATAGTAAAAGTTTATTACTTAATACTAAACTTTTTAAAATAGATGCTATAGGTATATCTAAGAAATTTATTAAAAAATAAAAAAACATAAAATGTCTTTTTATTTTTATAAATCATAAATTTCAATTAAAACTTCATATAAAAGTCGCTGTCTTCGTCACATAAATCTGCCCAATTATCTGGAACAATATCTTTATTGAGTGTCATATCAATTTTAATTTCTTTTTTTTCTCGAAGTAATGCGTCCTTAAATCCAGATTTAAGAGGTTTAGCTGGAATAATTACAGGGATTACGTCGATTTTGAGAGGAGTAACAACTTGCGGCACAATGATATCATCAGTACATTCGAGTAAGAGATTTTCAAACGCATTTGATGTATCGATGGTAAATTGTTTAATTTCTTTTTTTGGTTTCTCCTTAATTTCTTTAATATTTTGAATTTTGTAATTTTGATATGCTGTGTTTAAGGTCATTCTATCATTGACTGAAAGACGATGACGATATCCACAATTTGGTTTAGTACATAATTTGCCATATGAACAATTTGCCTTGCGAGTTTCAGGATTAGTTTCTGTTTTAATAGGATTCAACAAATTGTTGTATAATTTCTTGACAATTTTTCTCTCTGGAAAAATGAGAGGATGTTTGTAAGAACAATCACAATTAACACAGATACAGTCATCATTACAGACAATTGATGAGGACATAATGTACCAATTACTTATGTAAATAAAAATATAAATAAAAATATCATTTTTTTTAAAATATACATTTATTTTTAATACAAAATTATAAATAGATATGAATACAAATAATGTATTTATTATAGATTTAGATGGAACTATAATAGGAGATTGTATATATCAAACAGATATATATAAGATAGGATTAATATTAAGAAAATTAGGATTTAAGATAAAAATAAATGATATATTAGAAGATCATTATAATGAAAAAACAAAATTAATACGACCCTATTTTTTAAATTTCATAACAACAATAAAGAAAACTATTCCGAATTCTTATTTTTATATATATACAGCATCAGAAAAGAAATGGGCTGAAAAAGAGATAAAAATAATAGAAAAAATATTAGATATTAAATTTGAGAGACCAATATTTACAAGAAATGATTGTAATTTAAATATAGAAGAAGAAAAAATATCATTTATAAAATCGATAGATAAAATAAAGAAAAAAATAAAAATAGAAAATCCAGAAATAATAATAATAGATGATAAAACAGTATATATAGATAATAATCATAGATTGATAAAATGTAAAATGTATAATTATAAATATTTTTGTAATTATTGGGATTATATACCAATAACTAAAATAAAAAATAAAATATTCTTAGATTTTTTATCAAAATTAATAAATGAAAATAGATTAAGTCCATTTTATGATACAAAAACAAATAAACAAAAAAAAGATTATTATAAATGGTTGTATTTAAAAACACTAGAAATTAATAAAAATAATAAGAAATATAAAAATGATAAATTTTGGTTATATTTAACAAAAATAATAGTAGAAAATAAAATAACTAAATTAAATGAAGAAAATATTTCATTAATTAAATCTATGTTATAGATTTACTTTTTTATCTGGTACAATATGAACTATTGAATATAAAATAAAACCAATAAAATGGTCCTAAAATAAGTACAATAATTAATCCTAAAAATTTATCACTAGTACTACCATTAAAACCAAAACATATTAGAGATGCGAAAAATGCTGTAACGCCAGCAATAATCCACACCCATAAAAACATAATAATAAATAGTGCTACTACATTGGCATTATTTGAAGCATGAATTTGTTTATCTTTTTCATCATTATCTTTATTATCAGACATTAAATAGATATTTATTCTATTATCTTTAAAGATATTTATTTTTTATTTTTCAAAATAATAAACACACATTAAAAAAGCATCACTAATATCATCTTTTTTTTTAGTATTAGTATATATATCTAATATTTTTTTATTATGATAAGTATTTTCAAGTAAATATTTAGTAAAATAAATAGCATCCATTTTATTTTGTTTATAACTATTAGAAGCAATTTTATCACTATATTTATTAATAATATTAAGTTTATGTTTAGGAGATAAATAAACAGTATCTATATCATAACCTTCATATTTCTTTAACATTTTAAAAAATGTATTTATTACAGTTTGTATAGTTCTCATAATAGAAGTCATCTGACATTCAATAAGAACAATTAATTTATGATCTTTATTTATATTAATATCTTGATTTAATAAATTTTCTAAAAATTCGATAGTATTATCAATAATAAATTGAATATTAGCATTTTTTTTTAAATTTAAATCTATTTTATTTAAAGTTTGTATATCTAATGATTCATTGAGAATATTACAATGACAATATGCCATATTCTTAATTCCAACATCAAATGATAATAGTTGAATCATAATTATTTAATATTTCATATTTATATTTATATAAATATTAACATTTTATATATGTAGTCATAACAGGACTTAATATAGGATTATTATGATAAGCAATTCTATAATGAATATGTTTATTTAATGTTATTCCTGTAGGTATTTTATATTTATTAGGACATATAAATTTAATATTAGCTATTCCATTATTAACAATAGCAATACCACTATTATTATAATTACCATAAGCGTGTATTGGATTATCATAAATAAAATCAGAATGATTATTATAATTATCAGCAGCCCAATATATAATTTTAGAACCATCTGGAACATTAAATTTTAAATTAATAGAACTGTTAGTATTAGGAGGATACATTTCATATGGTATTAATGAAGGTGGATATACAGTAATACCTAAAAATGGTAATAATAAATTTTGAGTAAAAATAGAATAAATAGTAATAAAAATGAAAATAATAGCAAAAAATTTAATAAAAATATTACTATTGATAGCTAATACATAAATAGCTAAAATAAATGCTAGTAAAATTATTGATAATAAAGAAATATTAATCATTCTAAATAATTAATATAAAATTTAAATTTTAATTTTATAATTATTTAAAGCATTAGAAATATTATAAATCATTTTATTATAATTTTTAATATTATCAATAGAAGTATCAATTATTAAATTATTCAAAATAATAATATTATCTAAATCATTAGCATTTAAAAAATTATTATTTTGAATATTTTTAATAATATTAATATGAATATTTTTAAATTTTAAATAGTTATAATAAATAATTTCTAAATTATTAATATATTTTTCAATATCTAATATTTCTTTAACTAATTCAATTTGATTATAAATAGGAATTTGTTGAGTATTAATAATATCTAATAATTTATTTTTATTTAATTTATTAAGATTAATTTCAATTTTAATATTATATTTCATATAATAAATTAAAATAATATCAATTAATTCTTTTTTGCTATATTTATTAATATTAGGAGTCATTAATATGAAAAATATAAAAATAAATTATCATTTTTTTAATCCGTTTATATTAATTAATTTATATTTTTTATTTTTATTATATTTATTAATAATTTCAAATTCTTTTTTTATTAATTCTTTTCTAGATTTACATGGATAATTCATTAATAATTTAATATAACATTTACTCCAATCATTTTTATATTTTTTAGTTATATATTTAGTTAAAGATGTAGTATTATTTTTATATAAACGTGATGATTTATGATTAGAATATCTAATATTAAGACTAGTAATAGTACTACCAATATAAATATGTTTATCTTTGTTAGTAAATTTAATAATATAAATTTTACCAAATTTAAATTTAGAAGATAAGGACATATAAAAAAATAAATTAATAATTAAATCAATTTTTATTTTATAAATAATAGATAACCAAACATTATACTGCTAATAACAATCCAACAATTAATTTTTAAATTAATATAATTATTATTATTATTTAATTTTTTAATAGCTTCGACAAATAATCCAGCCAAATTAGCATAAATAATTCTTAATTTACCATCATGTTTTTTAATAATAACTTCAGGTATTTCTTTTAATACTTCTTGTGCTATTAATCCAGTATATCTAGAATTAGGAGTTTCATCACTAATATTTACATCATTTCTTTTAAAAGTATATCCATTAATATTATTAATTTTTTTTAAAGGATCATCAATTAATTTTATATCATATTTATATGCTATATCTGAATCTGTTGTTATATCAGTTGTAGCATATATACTACCAGAAACAACTAATATATTATTTTTAATATATGTTTCACTGATATCATTAGAAGATATATTATTACTACCAATAATACATCCACCAGCAACTTGAAATACAATACCATTATCATTTCTATTTGGAATATTTTGATTACCAAATTTAATAAATGGTTTTTTAATAATAATATCTAATGGATTATACCAATTAAGAAAAGCAGTATTATTTGAAATATTATCTATAAATAAAGCATTATCAATAATACCATTATTTTTAGGTAAACATATATTATAACTATTAGTAATATTAGAAGTATATATATTAATATAATTTGAATTATTGTAAAGATTTAAGCCATTATCATAAATACTTAAACCATTATTAATTAAATTAGAATCTGGATAATTTCCAATACCTATTTTACCATCACTATTTAAAGATAATATAACTTTTTCATTGCTAGAATAATTATGAGATAATTTTATAGTATAATTAGTATTACTAGTATTCCATGAATTTAAATAATGAATAGTTTTTATACCACCATTATTATTATTAGAAGGTCTTGTTAATGTTATAATTGGTTTTTCATTTAAATCAGTATTAATAAGAGATGGATGATTAAGATTAAGAATACCATTTTTAGTATTATCATATAAATCAACACCAATACTTAATGGTGTAAAAGGATTAAGATTATTAATACCGATATTATTAAAACCTAAAAGAGTTTTATTACTGGTTGAATTAAAAGTTAAATTAGAAATATTATAATAATAATTATTAAAAGGTGTATAACCATATAAATCAATTTGATGTAAAATACAAAAATTGGCTACTTCAGAATCATTATGAGTATTAATAATACATATAGCAATTTTTTTATAACTATTGTAATTATTTTTATTTATATTAAAGATATTAGCAATCATATTATTATTAAGAATAATACTAGTTTGATTATCAATTAGATCCCATGAATTATTATTAAATCCAAATATTTTAAAATCTCTAATAGTTGTTTTTATATTAGTATAATTAATATAAAAAGCATAAGATGTTAAAATGAATAATTGAGATAATTCAATAATAATATAAGCACCACATTTTGTTTTATTAAGAGTATCTCCTTCAAGAAATTTAAAAACACCATTATTACCAGTTAAATTTCTATAATCTTTAAAATTAGCATTAGTTTGCCAAAAATATGAAATAGATCTATTTCTTAAAAAAAGATTATAAACTTGTTTATTAATATCACTATTATTATCTAAATTATCAACTTTAATAGTTAAATTAAAATAATTATCATTATAATTAATATCATAAGCGATAACATTACCAATTGATAATATATTATTATTTTGAGGAACACCATCAAGATTATCTGGAGGTAATTTAAATGAAGTTTTATATATATCTTCGGCTATTTCTTTATTATTAACATAAATTCTATTATTATTACTAGAAATAAGAACATCATTTATATATAAATTTTTATTAATTTTAATATCATTTAAATTAATATTAGAATTGAATAATACATATCTATTATTATTTGAATAATTAAAATCGTGTAAATATAATAAATTACTAATATTATTTACATTTACAGTTCCAGAATTTTTAATTTGATTATTACTATCAATATATATAATAGAATTAGAATTATTATTTATAATATTAAAATCAATTAAATTATTTTTATTAATAGGAAAAGATTCAAATATACCATTACTTGAAATAAGAATATTACGATTAGTTTTAGATATATCACTTATATTAAGAATTAAATTAGAAGAAACATCGACAGTACTTAATATACCATTTCCATTTGTAACAACAATTTTATTAGTACTATAATTAATTTCTTTAAGACCTGTAATAATATTAGATGATATACCACTATCAGATAATCTAAAATTATTATCTAAAAAAAGAAGATTACTAGTTTTTATATTTGAATTATTAATAATAATATCTTTAACTGTTAGAAAATTAATTTGATTTGAATTAAAATTTGTTTGATTATTATTAAGAATACTTGTTTTAATATTAATACCTTTATATAAACTAGATGCTAATATACGATTAAAAAATGTTAATTCAGTGGCAGGATTAAATATAATTTCATTATTTAAAATAGTATTAAAACCATCAATATAAATAATATTAGTAAATAGTCGTCTATTAGTTAAAGAAGGATTTAATCCAACAATATCGAGAGCATCATTAAATTTAATATAAAATTTAATTTTATTACTAGCTAAAGTAGCTTCTAAATAATAAAAAACTTCAACAAATTTTTGAATATCATTATTATTATTATCAAATGCTGTTTCCCAATAACAATTAAAAAATGTAGCACCATCAATATATGTATAACCATGAATATTAATAGTTTGAAAATAATATCGATTGATATCATATGAAATTACATTAATATTAAAATATCCTCTATTAACAGTTGAAGTTAAAATAACTTCACCTATAAATATATATTCACTAATATTACTTAGAAATCCACCATCTGAAGATCTTATATTTGTAAAAGTAATACTAGTATTAATAAATCTATTTTTATAATTAATAGATCCATTAACATCTAATGTAGATATTGCTGTAGTTTTTCCAATAGCAATTTTATTAATAATATTAGCATCAGGAAACCCAACTTGATTAGTATTTTTCCAATATATGGAATATTGTTCTTGAAATTTTTCAAGAACATAAGAAGCAATAGCATCAGTAAGATCACTACCAGTAGAAATAGAAGAATTATTAATAAATAAATTTTTAGCACTAATAGTATCAATATCATAAATAGAATTATCAGAAATTCTTATTTTACTATCAATAGTTAAAATAGGTTTTGTAATAATTTGTAAAGTTTTTAAACTAAAAAAATGATTAGTAGCAGTATTTATAGGATTTATATTTATTCTAATAATTACAACAGTAATATAAAGATAAAATTTATTATTATTAAAATAAAAAGTAGTAGTATTAGAATATCTAGTATTTGAAAGATAACTAATTAATGTCCAATTAATATTATCTTCTGAACCATATATAGCAAATCCACATGGTTCATTATCTTTAGTATTACTATTAATATAGAATCCAATAGGAATAACTTTAAAAGGTAATTTAATTTTAACCCAATTACCATACATTTTACCGATAGAACTGAACTGAAAATAAGGAAAACTATCATCTTCTATAGCAAAAGCAGTATCTTCATTTACACCACCTGAATTATCTCTTCTATAAGATGATAAAGATATCCATGTAGTATTATCATTCATATCAAAACATTGAGAATGATCAGTAGGAGAACTAGCAGGCGAAGAACCATAAATTTCATATAAATTAATAGTTTCTAAATTAGGAAAATAGGTATAATCTACATTTTTAAGATATTTAGTATTAACAGTTTTTACTGTTAAAATATTATTATTATATATTAAACCTTCGTCTGTTTTAATATTAGAATTATAAAATTTAAGATTATTATTAGATAATCCTGCTAATATAACTTGATTATTAATTATATTAGAAAATTCTATATAAGCTTGATTATAATTAGTATCAAATTTTGCAAGAGTAATATTATTATTATTATCTGTTTTCATATGTATCTGTACCATATCCGATAATCTATACTTATAATTATAAATATAAAGAAAAATAATAAATATATTTAAGATTCTGCTGTTTGAACTTTAAGTTTATTATCTTGCCATTGTTTAGCAGCAAATTTCATAAAATCTTTAGGATCAATACCTTCAGGATTTGCTTGTTTAAGTTTAGCAATTGTTTCTTTAATAAATAGATTATAAGGACTTGGTAGTTTTTTAGATTCAGATGTTTTTGAAGCACCTTTAGTTTTAATAAACTTTTTATAAGATGTTTCTAACATTGAATGAAGTTCTTTTAGTGTATAATTTTTTTCATAATCAATAGTTTCTTTAAAATGATCAATAACTTGTTCCATATTTTATCTATTTAATGATATTAAATGTTTATATCTATTTTACTTATTAAATAGATATAAAAAAATAAATATATATATTAAAAATAAAATGACAGGAATATATCAAGATTGGAATCCAGTAGTCATTCATAATAAAACTTATAAAAAGAAAATAGAAAATTGTCAAAAACCAAAAACAGATTATAGTGATGGAGATAAAGAGATGCCTAAAAGAATAGAATATACAAATGAATTAACAACAGCTATGCAAAATGCTAGAACGGCTAAATCTTTATCTCAGGCAGAATTAGCAAAACAATTAAATATAGATGTAAAAATAATAAATGATATTGAGGCAAAAAAGAGTCCGTATAATAAAAAATTATATTGTTCTATTATGAGAAAACTAGGTGTTGATTCAAATACATTAAAAGATATTCTTATCTAATCATATTCCAATTAATACCATTATCACTAGAACTAGCTAATTCATAATTATATAAATAAGGATTATTATTAATACCAGTTTTTTTAAAAGAATCTAATTCAGTAGCAGGTTTCCATATTATACCATTATTTTCAGATACAAACATTTTAGGAGTAATTATAATATCTTTATTGTCGAATAAAGATTTATGACAAGCGTTAATATTAGAAACTTTAAGAGGAAATTTATTATTAGAAATAGCTTCAATAATATTATTAAGACAAATATTAATATTTATTTGAGTACTAGATTTTCCATAATTATTAATAATTAAATTTTTAATTTCATTCATTGCTTTATAAAATCTTGTTCTAATAGTTGATATAAGAATTTCATCTTTTTTTCTATAACTTTCTTCTAAATCGTTATTAATAATAGGTTTTATTATAACATTTTTAATAGAAAGTATATTATTAACATAATCAGCATTTTTTGAATAATATTTACTAATATTATCTATTGATCCATAAATAATAGCTTTATAACTATCTAATTGTGGTTTTAAAGTATTATTAAAATTAAAACTACTATTATAATTATTTTTAAATATAGTATTTAATAAATCGAATGAATTATAGATATTATTAAAATCATCTTTTATACCTTGTGTAGTTATTTTTAAAGGAATTACTTGTTCTTCTATAGGTATTCCTAAACTACTTTGAATAACACCTTTTATTTCATTTTTATTTGTATTAGAAGGAGTTATAGAAGCTTCATTTATTACAATTTTTTTAACTAATTCTTTAAAAGAAGTTACAATACTATTTATATCAGTTATATTATTAATTTCATAAGCTCTTTTTAAAGTAGTATTTAATATTAATATTATTTCAGTACTATGAAGTTTACTAACAGGTACTATTAAAAGTAATTTACTATAAATTAATCTATTTTTATTTTCAATTTCTTCTTTTTTTATATCATAAGTAGTTATTTTATTTATATATACATCTTTATATAAATCATTTAATTGATTAAATAAATCAATAATTTCATCTACTATATTATTTTTAGTAGTAATTACATCTGTAAGATTATCAATTATAGTTTTTAATTGTTTCATAAGAATATTAAATCTATTTTCATCAATTTCATCTAAATATACTATTAATCCATAATTATCTTTAGCTTCACCATAATAAATTAAATCTAATTTATCTCTATCACTTTTATCTCCTGCTCTATTTCTAATATCTAATATAATTTTATTAATATCATCTTTTAATTTTATAGCTTCAGGAGATGAACTGTTATTTATTCTTTTAATATCTTCGTATTTACTTTTAATATTATTTATATCATTTAAACTATTTGGAGAAATTAATTTTAATTCTTCTAATTTAGGTAAAAAATAAGCATCATTTGGTGTTGTTAAATACATACTAATTTCTGTATAAATAATATCTATTTTTTGTTTATCAGATTTATTAGAAACAATTGATTTAAGATTATTAAAAGCACTCTCAATTGCTTTTTTTTTACTTACAATACTTGTATATATATTAAAATTATCTGTTCTTGTATATAAGGTCTTTATATCATTATAATTATTTATAATATTATTAATTTCATTATTACGTGCATCATTATTAGGACTTAAATTATTTAATTGAATTATGATATCATTAAATTGTTTATCATTAATTTCATTTAAATATTTTCTTATGCCATAATCACTAGTAGAACCATAGTAAATATTATTAATATTCATTTTATCACTAGAATTAGGAACAAGATTAGCAATTTTAGCTATTGAATTTTTTATAATATCTTTTTCTTTATTAACTTCTAAAGAATTTACTAGAAACCCTTTAAAATATAATCTTTTTATTTCTTCGTATGCTGTTGTTATTTTATCAATTTCACTTAAAGATAATGATTTTATTTCTTTATTAGTATAATTAGTAAAACATTCTTGATATGAATTTATTATATAAATGAATATACATAATAAAAAAACACCTAAAATAATAAAAAGAAATTCCATAACTTCTAATTATTTATTATTTTTAATTTCATTACGTAATTCTTTAATTGCCTCTACCATAATTCCCATTAAATTTCCATATGCTATATTTAATAGTCCTTTATCATCTTCATAAACAACTTCTGGTATAACTTCTTTAACATCTTGTGCTATTAATCCCATTTGTCTATGTGTAGTATTATTATTATAATAATAAAATACTCCAGATAATTTTTCAATTTTATCTAAAGCATTATGAATTTTTGTAATATTATTTTTTAATCGTTTATCAGATGAACTCATTACCACACCATCAACTTTTAAATTACCAAATATTCTTAATCTATAATTATTATTATCATTAACATATGTAGTAATATTATTTATAGAAAAATTATTTGTAGTTTTTATATTTCCATTAATGTCTAAATTTAAATTATTATCTAAATCATAATTAAATTCTAATACATTATTATATGAAACGCTATTATCAATACTTTTATATATACTAAAATTTCCATTATTAATACCCATTTTATATTTAGAAGTAGTATTATTGAAAATAATATAAGATGATTCTGTTATTGAATTTAATGTTATAAAATCATCATTTCCTATATAATTATTTATTTCAAATATATTATTATTATTTTTTATATCACTTCCATTAATTATAACACCACCACCATTTATATAAGATGGATTTAAATAAATATTACTACTATTTAATGAAATATTATCTTTATGAATATAAAAATTACTGCCAATAATATTTGTTAAATTACTAGTAATAGATATATTATTATCACCAATTTTACTATAAATATCACCAGATAAATATAAATTATTTATGGAAATATCACCATTAGTATTAATATTACCATTAGAATTAATAGATAGTAATTTATTATTATCTAAATGTATTTCAAAATTATTATTATAACTATAAATTTTATGAGAAGATGAATAAATAGAATTAATATAATTTTTAAAAATTATATGTGGTTGATATAAATTAGTAGTAATTGGAATTTGTATAATAGGATTATTATTAATAAAATCATAAACTTCATAATAATTATATTTAGTAATATCAATAATAATATCACTTATAATAACATCATTAATTTCTAAATCATAAATTTTATTAATAACATTTGATGATATTAATTTATAATTTTTAAAAATACTAGCATCAATTTGATTAATAATAGAACTACCATCAATAAAATCTGATAAAAAACTATTACTATTATTAATAATAATAGAAGTATTATTAGTAATAATATCGATAGAATTATTAAAATTATTATTATATAAATTTTTAGGAATAACAAATGAATTTTGATAATTAAATAAATATTTAATATCGATAGTTAATTCACTAACATTAAAATTAGGTATTGGATAATAATAAATAATATTAGTAGTATTATAATTATAATTTATACCATTATTATTTATTATAAAATTAGCATTTACTAATTTAATATTATAATCAAATAAAGTTTTATCTTTTATTTTTAAGAATGTATTTAATGTTAAATTATAATAATTATTATTATCAAAATTAGAATAATATGAATAATTACCAATAGAACTTTCTATATATAATTGATTTTCATCAATAGTTAAAGGTACTTTATAATTTAATATTAAATCATTATCTATTAAATTATATGATATAGGAATTACATTAAATGAATTAAAATAAGCAGTAATATTATTATTACGAGATTTTAATGTAGGAATTAATTCAATAGTATTACTAGAATTATAAATATTAATGTTATCTAAATATTTATAATCAAGTTCTATATTATTTAATACAGTTGTAAGATTAATAATAGAATTATTGGCAAAACTAAAATTTGAATTGTTAATATAATAATTATTAATATTAGAATTATTATAATCAATATTAGGAAGATCTAAATCATTAATTTTATAAATAAATTTAGTTATATTACTATCATAATTATCATCATAATTATCTTCTATTATATTTTCTGTGAATATATTTAATAAATTAAAATTAATATTAATCCAACTATCAGTTATAAAATCATTTTGATTTTCATTATAATCATTATAATAACTATTTGTAAGTTCTATTGTAGATTTATTAACATATCCATTAATATTAAAAGAACTATTATTATTATCATCTCTAGAATTTATAGTAATTATTCCAGAACTACTTAAATTAAATATATTATAATCATTATAACTAAAATTTAGATTACTTGAAGCTGATATATCCCATTTATTTAAATTATTGATAAAACTTAATTTTGAAGGTTTAGTATTATTTGTTAATCTACATAAACAATCAAAATCATCAGAAATATGAAAACATGTATCTTTAAAATTAATATTATTACTATTATAAAATATACCATTTCCAATATTTATTTGATTTTTAGAATTTTGAGAAATACATGTAAAAAAAGGTTCTACATTATTAGGTTTTAATTCAAATATTGTTATATCATTTGTATAACCTTTAACTATAAAATTGACATTATTATTAATTGTACCGCTATCATTATTATCAGTCAATATTCCTAATTCTATAACAGCTATATCAGGTCTTGATGTATAATTTTTATAAGATTTATTATAAAATCTTGTAACAACAGGATTTTCATTATTATCATTATAATCTTTATTATTATAAATGAATAAAGGTGTATTATTATCATAATTTTCTAAAGAATTAATTTTATCAAAAATCCAATTATCATTATAACCAATAACGGTAGTTTTTAATGGTAATAATAAAATTTTATTAGCTAATAAATTTACATCATTTATATTATTAGTATTATATGTATTAATAGTTTCAGATATAGTTTTAATAATAGCTGGATTAGAAAAACTACCCACAATGACACCATTAATTTTATAACATGAATTATCACCTTTAAGATTTATATTACCTTCAATTTCTACATTACCTTTTACAGAAATAGTATTTTCACTATTATAATTATAATTCACACTAGGATTATTAATATCTATAAAATATTTCTTATTTTCTTTATTATAATAAAAATTCATACAACTATGTGTTGGATTATATGAATTATCTGTATAACCAATTTGAAGAGCCCCTGTAGTTTCTTTATTATGATTATTATTTTTATAAATAAACCATTTATAATTATTTCTATTTTGACTTATTATTGGTGTATCATAATCACAAAAATCTATACCTGTATATAAAGAATTATTATTAAATCCACCTCCTTTAATTCCTCTATATAATCTAATAACTGAATTATTATTATCTGTAGTACTTGTATTACGAATTTGTAAAGGAACTGAATAAAAATTATTAGTTTCTACAACACCAATTCCAATATTATTATAAGTAGTAGCAATAGAAGAATTATAAAGTTTAAAAGATGATATTTTATGATTATTTTCATAATAACCATCATATGAATTAATACCACCAGATAAATTTAATGTTTTTTTATTATTATAATTAATATTAAGTTTAAGATTAATATCTAAACTATTAACATTTAATATAGAATTATTATTATTACCAAAATATATAAAATTTAATTTATAACTATTATTATTTTTTTTAATATAATAATCATTTGCTATAATTTCTCCAATAACATCTAATGTTTTTTCTGGTAAATTTGTATTAATACCTATCTTATTATTTTCCATAATAGCCAAATTTGGTATTAAATTTTTTATACCTTTAGTACCATCTTTATCTTTTCCAGCATAAAAATAAATATTATGCCATCTTATATTTTTTTGTGTAAATATTATAAAACTATTATCTACTCCTCCATTAATATCATTTAAATATGTATGTCCCATATATACTTTACTACTATCAACAGTAATTCCAGCTAAATCTTCAATATATAATTCAAATCGTTCTTTATTTCTTTTTATTATATTAAATTGATGATCATATAAATCAGTATTTAATATACCTGTTCCTAATCTACCATTTATACTTAAATTACATCCATTATCATAATTAAGTCCATTAGAAGCATATTCTAAATTACATGTTAATATTCTATAACCATTTATAAATAAATCATTATTTATATTAAGACTTTTATCAATACTAATATCATCATTAAATATTGTTGTGTTATTGAAATATGTATTTTTATTAAAATTTGTTATACCATTTATTGTAGTATTATTTGCTATTAAATTATTTGTTTTTAATGTTCTTATTATATTAGCATCTCCATTTATATTTAATTTATGAAAATTATTAGATTTTCCAATATTTACATTACAATTAAATGTAAATTCTTGTTCCACAAAATCTCCTCCTATTATTTGATTTGCTTTTAATGTTAAACCCTGTTTTCTTATATATATATCATCTAAATGTAAATTCTGACTAGAATAATAATCAAATACACATAAATTACTTATTATACCATATCCATTTACATGTAATACTGGATTATGTATTATATTATTATGTATTATAGTATTATCACATTTATCTCTATTAATATTAACACAGCCATTAATATCAATTGCTAAATTAGGATAATTACAATCATAATATAAAGGTAATCCGGTACCATTTATATATAAATTATTCATATCATTAGTTGATTTTGATATATGAAATTCTAAAGGCATATTTGTAGTTGTTGTCATAATAACAGGTGATTTCTCATTATAACCCATCATTCCAACACCAAAACGAACAGCTTCAATTTCATTATTATTATTATTATATATACCAAATTGTAAATTTTCACATCTTCCATTAGGACTATCACTAATTTTTAATGGATGTGAATTAGAAAATGTAGATGAATATGTTCCAATTGTTAAATAATTAGGCGTATATATATTTTTAATAAGTGAATTACTATTATAATAACCATTAAAAAAAAGAAGATTAGAATTTACTGATTTTATAAGTGTTTCTAATTTTAATGATGTTAAATTACTATCAAATATAAAATTATCTATTTGAAAACTTTTTGCTATTATAGATCCTTTACATATTATATTATTATTTATATAAAATCCAGCATTAGTATCTCTTAATTCTCTTCTAGAAGCATTTACACCAATTCCATTATTATTAACTATAAAATTATAATAATTATCTATTGTATTTGTTGTTATATTTGTTCTTTCTCCAACTATAGCATATTCATTTAATGACATATCTAATTTTTCTAAATTTGATACATTACGAAGTCCTATTGCTACATTTTCTATATATAATTGTGAATTATTCATCTACTATTTTTATCTTATATATATATGTTTTTAAATCAATAAACTTTATTTTCAATTTTATTATTTAAATCTTTAATTGCTTCTATTAATACACCTATTATACCAATATAATTAACATTTTTATATCCTTCATTATTTGTATTTACCAATTCTGGAAATATTTCTTCTAATTCTTGAGCAATAACTCCTATATTTTTATTTTCATCCTTATTATAATTAAATGATACTCCTCTACATTTAAGAATTTTATCTAATGAATTTTCACATGTTTTTATATTATTCTTTAATCTAATATCTGATGTAGTATTTATTATACCATTTAATGCCATATTTCCATTTACATTTAAAACATAATTACTATCATTTTGTTCTATATATGATCCTATAGATACATATTTAGTAAAATTAACAACATTTGATCCTGTTATATTATTATTTATTACTAAATCATTATTAATTTTAACATTATTATTTACATATAATGAATATTGATTAGTATCTATATTTGAATTTCCTATTATAATATTTCCATATGTTTGAAATGTACCATTATTATTATTTGAATCTCCTATTATAACTTTTGGTGAATTTAATATAGATACATTTCCGTTAACTATTAATTTCTCATTATTTGATGATATATTATTTGATGAATTAATAAATATTGTTCCATTTTTATTAATATTCATTAATGATTTTACATTTCCATTACTATCATAATTAAACGAATGTATTGGATTATTTCCAGTTATATTATAATATATACTACCACTAATATCATTATTTGATGAAACTAATAATGATTGTTCTACTGGTGCTATAAGT